TGGAGTAAAAGGTTATTACAGTCCCGCTATGGGAGCAAATGGAACAGGTTGGGCAAATACAGCTAACCGAGGACACGGTGGCGGTGCTGTTACTAACGGAGACGGCAGTTCAGGAATTGTGATAATTAGGTACTTAACATAGGAACAATATGACAATTAAAATTACAACCCCAAATGGGGGATCAGATAGCCTAGACTTTGGATGCGCTCAGACTCCTATTGTAGCCACAGTTACAGGCACAGAGGTATCTAGTGGTGAAGGCAAGTTAGAATTAAAGACAACTACTAGTGGTACTAGTGCTACTAAGGTTACGATATTAGCTAATGGTAATGTTGGTATAGGTACTTCTGCACCTAATGCCCCTCTCCATGTGGTTGGTCTTACTCGTATGCAGAGGGATATAGATGAGTCTAGTGCCTACACAGGACAACTGGCATTAAATTCAGTAACAAAATCAGCAGGACAACTAGCTAGAATTATGTTTAGCCATGACGATCACGGCAGCGCATCAATAGCAAGTGATTATGAAAGCTCTGGATACGGAAATTTAATATTCTCCACTAGAGGTGGTGGAAATCCAACTGAGCGTATGCGTATTACTTCAGACGGCAGAGGGGTATCACAATTCACCGCAAGGGCTTGGGTGAACTTTAATGGTACTGGTACTTTGTCTGTTAGAGATAGTCATAATGTCAGTAGTGTTACAGACAATGGAACTGGTAGTTATACGGTTAATATTGACAACGATATGGCAAACATAAACTATTCAATTGCATTGTCGGCTAGTACGGATACTGCCCCTACAATAGTTGGAACTATATTAACAGATTGGCATCCTATCACTAATGGTTATTCATATAGAACGGTGGGGGCTTTTAGAGTTGGGACAGTAAACGGTTCATGGTCTTCGTTTGATCCTAGCTCTGTAAACGCTCAAGTTTTTGGGGATTAAGAAATGAAAATAATTTATGACAATGACGGAACACTTGCACAAGTAATACCTGCTCCTAAGTTCCTAGCACAACTAACAGGAACACTTGAAGAAAAACTAATCCATCTTGCTAACAAGACGTTACCAACTGGCACTAAGTATGAGATTACGGATGTTGATTTATCTGATAGGACATTTAGAGATGCTTGGGAATATGAAGCAGGTAGTGATGAAAAGACTTCGGCTGACTTAACAGAGGAAGAACTAACCTCATACAATATGAAGGAGAATCTGTAATGCCAATGAAGATAAACTTTATCAAGGCTCAAGATATTACTAAAGATAAACTAAGAGCGGAACGTAAATCTTTACTTGAAGCACAAGATGTTGCCTTTCAAAGAGCATTAGAAGAAAGTAAAGATACTTCAGCTATTGTTAAAGAGAAGAATAGGCTTCGAGATATAACCAAACAAGTAGATGGTATGAAAACTCTTAAGCAGCTTAAAGGAGCAAGTATCTAATGGCATCTAGTATAGAAACTACAAGCACTACTACTACGCTAAAGAATAACGGCAATACTTACGCAACGGTAGACACCAATGATGATGTAACGATTACTAATGACTTAGCTGTTAGTGGTGATGTTGGTATATCAACTTCTGCTCCTGTTACAAAATTACACATAGAAGGTGGAGGAACATCACTACCTGCTACTACTGGAACTACACCAAGCGCAGGAACTACCTTACGGATTAGACCCGGAAATAATGCCATCTTAGATATTGGTGGTAATAGTACAAGCGGTGCATGGTTACAGAGTTATGACCAAACTGGGATGCAAACAGAGTATCCATTACTGTTAAATCCAAATGGCGGTAACGTTGGTATAGGAATTGCTGCTCCATTAGCTAAAAATCACACATTCGGCGCAGGAACAGCAGTTGTGGCTTCTGGTTCAGACGGAAGAGCAGAAGCTATTATTGAAGGTGCTAACATTCCGTTAACTAGCAGTTATGGCAATCTGAATATTATTTCAAACACATCGCAAGCAGCCGATACTGGTGGTCAAATTGCTTTCGGCGGTAAGCATACAGATTCTAATAATGCTTATGGAACGTGGGCTGTAATCAAAGGTGCTAAAGAAAATGCAACAAGCGCAAATATTGCTTCCTATTTAGCGTTCTCAACTCGCGCCAATGGTGGTGGCAATACAGAAAAATTACGGATTACTAGCGCAGGTAATGTTGGTATAGGTATTGCAGCCCCAACTGGTAAATTCGCCGTATCAGATGGTACAACAACTGGTGAAATCAATCCTACTGGTGGTATTTGTTGGATGGGAACAAGATCAAATCACGATGTTGCTTTTCAAGTTAATGCCTCTGAGAAGATGCGTATTACTTCTGGTGGTAGTGTTCTTATAGGTGGAACAACAGCGGAGCCGGGAAGGGGCAATACAACTACGGGGATTACTTTAAATCCTAATGGGCGCATTTTTCAAAACGCTAGCGGTTCTTTTTCCAGTTTAGGTCGTAATGATGACGGAGCAATTTATGTTTTTACTAGAGGGGGTACTGATGTTGGAAATATCAGCGTTACTTCCTCGGCAACTTCTTATAATACAAGTTCAGATTACCGATTAAAAGAAAATGTAGAATATGATTGGGATGCAACAACACGCTTAAAACAACTTAAACCTGCTCGATTCAATTTCTTAGCTGACCCTGACAATACAGTTGATGGTTTCATGGCACATGAGGCACAAGAAGTAGTGCCTGAAGCTGTTACAGGTGTCAAGGATGAAGTAGATGATGACGATAAACCTGTAATGCAGGGAATAGACCAAGCTAAACTTGTTCCTTTACTCGTTAAAACTGTCCAAGAGCAACAAACTGTGATTGAATCATTAGAGGCACGAATTGCTAAATTAGAGGAAAATAAATAGTGGCAAAACTTACATTAAATGACGTAACCACTGGTTATCAATCTACTACAGCAGCTAATACTAACAATACGTTAATAGAAGCAGCATTAGAAAATACTATTTCTAGGGATGGTACTGCTCCAAACACAATGACGGGTTCATTGGATATGAATGGACAGAACATTCTTAATCTAGGTAATCCAATTGTTGTTGAGGGATGGGATTGGAAAGGGCCGTGGGCAACTACTACTGCTTATATAATAGGAGATGTTGTTGAGAATAGTGGAACAAGTTATATTTGTATTTTAGCACATACATCTGGTACATTTAGTACAGATTTAAGCAATGTTAAATGGCAGCTAATAGCTACAGCTAACTTACCTACTCAAACATCTCATAATGGTAAGTACTTAACAACTAATGGAACGAGTGCTGCTTGGACAACATTACCTACTTATCCTACTTCTGCAATTCCTGCGGGTACTGTCATGCTATTTTGGCAAGCCAATGCACCAACAGGGTGGACTAAGATAACTTCTCAGAATGATAAAGCATTTAGAGTAGTATCGGGAACTGGGGGAGGTACAGGTGGCTCAGTAGCTTTTGAAACAGCTTTTGCTAGTCAGACTCCAAGTGGTACAACTGATGCAATTTCACTTACAATAGCACAGATGCCCGCCCATACTCACGCTACTAATTCTACGGCAGGCCCTATTGGTGGAGGAGGAGGAGGTGCGCTCCAAAATTTTGGTGCTGCTGGAATAGAAACTGCTTCAACTGGTGGTGGCGCAACACATAGTCACGCCTTTACTGGGAGTGCTATTAATTTAGATGTTTCATATATTAACATAATTTTATGCAGTAAAGACTGATGGATGTAGAAACTGGAGAATGCCCTTTAGGGGCTAAATGTGAAGAAGTTAAAACCGTTAATGGTAAGCAGGTTATTGTCCGTTGTCCTTGGTACATTAGAGTATCAGGTAAAAATGTTAATACGGATGAAGACACAGATGATTGGGGTTGTGCCATTGCATGGATGCCCGCCTTATTAATTAACACTGCAAATGAAGCCCGTAAAGGAGCATCAGCTACAGAGAGTTTTAGAAATGAAATGGTAACAGAAGGAGCTAAGACAAGACAGATTCTTGCTACTCCTTTTAATTCTAGAGTGAGGGTAATAAATGAGTAAAGAACGTAGTTGGGCTATGGAGTGGCTCGTTAATCAACCTGCCCACTGGGCTACAGCCTTTGTACCCGCATTATTAATACTATGGCAACCATTATGGTTTGTCTGGTTAGTAATATTATTCCCTTTAAGCAGGGAGTATTATCAGCACCATCGGAAAGTAACGGTTTGGCGAAGGGATTTATGGTTCGCTTATGCAGGTATCATCTGCGCTTATGTAGCATATTTTATAGGGATTTATTATGTTGAATTGGCTTAAAGCAAGACTTAAAGAAAAGAGTACTCAAGCAGCAGCAGTAGGAGCATTAGCTTGGGGAGGAGCTTTAGTAGGTTTAGAATTAACAGCAGAACAAGAATTACAACTAGCTACTGTTGTAGCTTTTATATTTGGTCTAATTATAACTGCTCTTAAAGAAAAAGGCTCAGAAGATTAGTATGGATGTAATGACATACGTTCTATTAGCTTATACAATTATCCTTGGCGGAATGTATGGATGGAGACAATATACAGCCCGTCAAAGGGACACAGCTAGAAAGGAACTTGCGGGATTACAAGCACTAGGGAAATATCAATCAGACTCTAGTAATAAAATTAATGAACATAATGATAAACTTAAAAAGGAACTCGATGAGAAATTTAACAATGCTATTGACCATATTGATGCTGACAGGGTGTCAAACGCTTCTCGCCCCCGCAATTTGTCCAGATCCATTGAGCAGCTTTCCAGAAGTGAATTACTCAAACGATTGAGTAAAGCAGAAACAGCTTTAAAGATAGTACACGAATGGAGAAATAGAGTTCGTGGTTAGCTCTAAAGTAGAACAGATTAGGGTATTGGCGGAGAACAACTTTATCTCCTTTGTGAGGTTAGTTGCTCCGCATCTCCTATTAGGATTAATCCATGAGGAACTAATGCAATGGCTTACTAGGCAAGATGCAAAGCCTAATAGACTTGTATTGCTACCTCGTGGTCACATGAAAAGTAAACTTGCTGCATATTATACTGCATGGAAGATAACAAAAAATCCTGCCATTACAGTATTGTATATATCAGCAACCGCACCTTTAGCAGAAAAACAATTATATCAAATTAAGTTAATATTGGATAGTGAAATCTATGCAAGATATTGGCCTGAGATGTTAAAAACAGAAGAGGGAAAGAGAGAGAAATGGGCTGTAGAAGAAATATGCGTAGATCATCCAATCAGGAAAAAAGAGGGTGTTAGGGATAGTACGGTTAAGGCTGCTGGAATTACTGCTAATGTTACTGGTTTCCATGCAGACTTGGTGGTTTTGGACGACTTGGTCGTGCCTAATAATGCCTATACTCAGGATGGCAGAGATAGGGTAGAGGCTTTATATTCTCAACTCGCATCTATTGAAAATCCTAATGCAGAAGAAGTGGCAGTGGGAACTCGATATGATCCTAGAGACATTTACAGTAACTTTATTAGTATGCAAGTGACTATATATGATGATGAGGGAAATGAAGCAGATACAGACAATGTATATGAGGTCTTTGAACGGCAAGTAGAAACAGAAGGTGAGTTTCTATGGCCTCGGAAACAAAGGACTGATGGACAATGGTTTGGATTTAACCAGAAGATACTTGCAGGTATTAAAGCTAAGTATTTAATACATGAACATTTTTATGCACAATATTATAATAATCCTAATGCTATAGGAAGTGGGGGAATTAACCCAGAGAAGTTCCAATACTATGAACCTAGACTTTTAACAAAGAATGGGGAGTATTGGTTTATGGCTAGAGAGAAATTATCTACTTATGCAGCGATAGATTTCGCATTCTCCTTAAAGAGAAAAGCTGATTATACAGCACTGGTAACTGTAGGTGTATCTTCCTCTGGTAATTTCTATGTACTAGACATTGATAGGTTTAAGACAGATCGTATTGTAGAGTATTTTAATCATATTGTTAAAGCACAAAACAAGTGGGGATTTAGGAAGCTATGTGCAGAAGTAACAGTGGCACAACAGCAAATAGTAAACGAACTTAAAGAAAGCTATATCAAACCTAATGGATTGCCTTTAGTAATAGATGAGTATAGACCATCTAGACAAGAGGGTGATAAAGAAGAAAGAGTATCAGCTATACTCGAACCTAAGTATGAGAATCAATCTGTGTGGCACTATAAGTCAGGTAACTGTCAAATACTAGAAGAAGAATTGATACTTAAACGACCACCACATGATGATGTAAAAGAAGCCCTATCTAATGCTATTAAGATTGCCGTTATCCCTAGACAATGGGCAAATAATGTTGTGAGTATTGATAGTCTTAAAGTTCACCCTAGATTTGGAGGTATGATGTAATGGCAAAAAGAAAACTAGTGAGAAGCAACGCAGAGACAGGTGCTTATCGAAAAGAACAACGTAGACGTAGTGATGAAGTAGGACTACATACTGGTGTAAAAGCTAATACAGATAAAGCAATAAAATTTGCTGCAAAAAGGAAAGGTGTGGACGTTCCTAAAGACAATACTAAAGCAGAAACAACTAAGATTGAGAATAGAGGTAAAGGAAAGACCGCAGGTAATCCAGTAGCCACTACTAAGAAGAAACTCGCAGGACAACTTAGAGACATTGAAAAGAAAAGAGTTGTTAAAAAGAAAGCAACAAAAAATAAAAAGAGGAAGACATAATGGCAGGTGACGTAGCTAGTATTAATAATTTATTGCAGCCTGAAGGTGAAGCTAGACAAATTAGTCAGTTATATACTAAATGGAGGATGCAAAAACAGAGCAAAGAAGAGGAATGGAAAGAATTAAGAAACTATATATTTGCTACTGATACTACCACTACCTCTAATAATGTGGGTGGATGGAAGAATAGAACTACTATACCTAAACTAACTCAGATTAGGGATAATCTTCATGCTCATTATGTAGACTCTATGTTTCCCAATGACAATTGGTTGGAATGGTTTGGTGAAACAGAAGATGATGTAGCAAAGGATAAAGCTGATACTATTAAAGCTTACATGAAGAATAAGACTCAGCAAGGTGGATTTAGTGATACTATTTCTGATTTACTTTATGACTATATAGATACTGGGAATGTATTTGGACAAGTAATATGGGTCAAGGATGCTATCGAAGATGAAGAAACTGGTGAAGAAATTGTTAATTATATTGGCCCAAAGCTTATCCGTGTGTCTCCTTATGACATTGTGTTTAATCCTGCTGCCTCTAGCTTTGAGTCATCCCCGAAGATTGTTAGGACACTCAAGAGCATAGGAGAACTTCGTAAGGAACTTAGAACAAGACCTGATCTACGTTATGATGAAAAGGTTCTTAATAAAGCAATGGAACGCAGAAACAATGCGCTAGGTTCTTTTAGTATTGAAGACATAAATAAGGCAGAGGGATATGCTTTTGATGGTTTTGGTTCTCTGTCTGAGTATCTTCAATCAGGACTTATAGAGGTACTAGAGTTTAAAGGAGATCTATATGACCAAGATAGTGATGAACTAAAAGAGAATGTAGTCATTACAGTTATAGATAGGCAGTTTACTCTCCGAAGTATTAATAATCCTAGTTGGATTGGCAGAGATGATATGGTTCATGTTGGATGGAGGGAACGTCCTGATAACCTATGGGCAATGGGGCCATTAGATAATTTAGTAGGATTGCAATATAGACTAGATCATCTAGAGAATCTTAAAGCAGATGCGTTTGATTTAAGTGTATTTCCTATGATAGCTCTTAAAGGGGCAGTAGAACCTTTCTCATGGCAACCTAAAGGCATTGTACATCTACCTGAAGATGGTGCTGTACAAATGCTTAACCTTAATCCACAAGCTTTAGCAACTAATAATGAGATTGGTGGATTGATGGGTACTATGGAAGAACTGGCAGGTAGCCCTAAGAATGCTTTAGGAATTAGAACCGCAGGTGAAAAGACAGCTTTTGAAGTAGAAAAACTAGATAATGCAGCCCAACGAATCTTCCTAAACAAAACTAATAAGTTTGAAAAGAGATTTCTAGAGAAGGCATTAAATAAAATGTTAGAGATTTCTAAAAGGAATCTAGATTCATCAGACCTTATTCGTGTTATGGATGATGATATTGGTGTAGTAGAGTTTATAGAGATAGAAAAATCAGATATTACAGCTAAAGGTAAAATTATGCCAATGGGTTCTAGGCACTTTGCAGCTAGAAGTCAATTGATTCAGAATGTTATGGGTATCTTTAATGGCCCAATAGCAGGAGTAATAGCTCCCCATGTATCCTCAATAGCTTTGGCTAAAATGCTTGAAGAAGCAATGGGATTAGAGAAATTCCAGTTAATTAGTCCAAACATTGCAGTACAAGAACAGAAAGAAACCTCTGGTCAAGCACAACAAGCTCAAGGTGATCTTGAAAATGAGCAGGCTGTGCCAGTAGAAGAAGAGCTATTAGGCTAAAATAAATAAGATTTCTCTTGACTTTTAGCTTAAACTATGGTATAATATGGGGGTAAGAATAAAAGTATGAATAAATTTTTACGTGTAAATGAAGAAGATTGGGGAAAGATGTCGAAGCAGGATGTGGTAAATATCCTAAGAAAATATTTAGAAGAAGAAAAAGCCACCTCTTATCGAAAGATGATCTCCGAAGAAAGTTTTTCAAGTCCATCATGGGCAGAACAACAATCCTTTCTATTAGGCGATTTAAAACGCATTGAAAGGTTACTTAATTTTTTACCTGACAAAGGGAACTAAAAGTGAGCGAAGAAACAATATTTGAAGGTGACAAACCTGAAGAGAAAGTAGCAGAAGCACCAGTATTAGATACTCCAACCACACCAGTAATTCCGACTGAATTGCAGGGTATAGTAGGGGAAGGGAAGAAGTACTCAACAGTTGAAGCAGCTTATGCTTCTATAGAACCTGCCCAGAATCATATTGCAACTATTGAAGCAGAAAACGCTTCATTAAAGCAAACATTGGAAGGACAGAGAACAACTAGAGAACTTGTCGATGAATTGAGATCTACCCAAGCAACAGGGGAGACAACTCCTAGAGCAGAAGTAAATCAAGAACACATTTCTACGATGGTTAATCAAGAGTTAACCAAAATAGAGCAAAGTAAAGTAAAGGCTCAGAATAATAGAACCGTAGCACAAAGATTTATAAAGCAATATGGTACTAAAGGTGAGGAAGTTTATAACCAACTCGCCACTGATTCTGGCCTTACTGTAGCTGATTTGAATATAATTGCTGCCAATTCACCTACTGCTGTTTTTAAAATGGCAGGATTTGAACAGAAACAAACTGATGTTTCTCCTACTATGGGGTCTGTTAATACACAAGCGTATCAAGCAGAGCCTACAGGAGATCTTAATTCTAAAGTAAAAAGTTTTGATACTAAAGATGTTAAGACAGCTTGGGCAATTGCAGGACAAAAAGCTAAAAAGAATCTTGGTTTAAATTAACTTAAAGGAAATATTTTATGTCTCAATTGACAAGTAACTCATCTGCTTTTATTGAAGCAGAACAGTATAGTCAGTTTATTCTTGATAATCTACAAACATTTGCCCTTCCTGACGGATTGTGGCGTGATGTGACGGATTTCGGGAGTGGAACGACTTTAAACATTAAAACAATCGGTACTGTAACGATCCAAGATGGTGCAGAAGATACACCACTTGATTTCAATGCAATCGACAACAATACCCTTACTCTCTCAATCACAGATTACAAAGCTGATGCTTGGCGTGTATCTGATGAACTTAGGGAAGATGGGGCGCAAGTAGAAGCTCTTATGAGTATGCGAGCAGTAGAATCTACTAGGGCATTAGCAGTAAACCATGAAACTCGTTTCTTGGCGGTAGCAGGTAGTGAAAGTGGAACTGGACAAACCAATGCTGATATTAATTTGGTTAATGGACAGCCTCATCGTTGGGTTGCAGGTGGTGCATCAGCATCTACTCGCGTAATGACGATGGATGACATTATCGCTGCTAAACTATCTATGGATAAAGCAGGAGTTCCTGCCAATGGTCGTATTATGATTGTTGATCCAGTTGTAGAAGCAACTTTTAACAGTCTTAGTAACTTGACAAACGTAAGTAATAACCCTCATTTTGAAGGTATTATTACTGAAGGTTTTTCTAAGGAACATAAGTTTGTTAAAAATATATTCGGGTTTGATATTTGGACAAGTAACTTCCTACCAGTAAAGACTGCTACTGAAGCACTAAATGCTTCTAGTTACAATCTAGCTAACGATACTGCTGAAATTGGGGATGTTATGAATATTGCAATGTGTGTTGCAGATGATAACTGCAAGCCAGTTATGCACGCATGGCGCAGACAGCCACGTACAGAAGGTTGGCGCGATCCAAATAATCGCGGTGATAATTTCCAAGTAACTTCACGTTTTGGGTTAGGTGTTCAGCGAACAGATACTTTGATCGCTATTGCTACTCACCCTACTAACTACTAAAAGGAGATTATTATGGGATTCGAGACAAATTTAATTAGAAACGTAGAAAATCATTATGGGCCAAGGAGTACCGACAAGAAGTTTGGCGGTGTAATTCCTTCTCAAGGGCCAACCAAAAAAGCGGTATGGACTTTTGACTATAGTGATCTTCCTGTAAGTGACACTACCAATAAAATGGTATTGCGTTTACCTGCAAATACATATATAACTGAAGCATATTTTCAAGTTATTACTGCTTTCGCAGGTGGCACAAGCTATGATATTGATATGGTTGAAACTGATGGATCAGCTATCGGCACAGGCGAAGATAAACTGTGGGATGCTCTTGCATTAGCACAGATTGATGGCAGTGAAGTTATAGCTGCATTGAAATCTTCAACTCATGCGGGTACTAACTCTGGTAATGCTGTTATGGGCAAACTAGATGCAGTAGGTCAACTACAAGTCGCAGCTACAGGCACATTTACCGCAGGTAGAGCGCAAATCATTGTTGAATACTTAGACGTTCCTGCTGCTTAATGGGAATGAATAATATTCATTGATGTAAATTAAAGGGAGGGTATAAAAGCCCTCCCTTTTTTCTTAATAAAGTCTAAAACTTATGACAATAGAACATAAAAATATTACTAATGCTGAATTACATGAGGCTAAAGGAGTGTCTGCTGCTACTTCAAATCAGACCCTTCATGCTAACTCAGGGACAGGAACATGGAAATTCCAAGAGTTTGCTCTTAATGTAACTATTCCAGATATTGTTGCAAACCAAACTTATTACTTAGCTACACCTTATGCAGGAACAATCACTACGATTACAAGTGTAATTGATAATGCTTTTGCTACTGCTGATTGCACAATAACAGCTAAAATAGGTACAACGGCAGTAACAAGTGGTGTTATAACTATTACTCAATCAGGTAGTGCTGCGGGTGATGTAGACACAGTATCCCCAAGTGGTGCTAATACTTTAACAGCAAATCAAGCAGTAAATTTTGTGGTTACAGGAAGTAACACAACTGCTACCGCTTGTACTATAACTGTTATTCTTCGTAGGACAGCCTAATGCCTTCAATGACGTTACTAGAACTAACACAGGACATATTATCTGATTTAGATTCAGATAATGTATCAGATATTTCTGATACTGTAGAAAGTACACAAGTAGCTCAAATAATAAAAACATCATACTATAATCTAATTGATGGGAAAGATTGGCCTCAATTAAAAAAGTTTATTCGACTAGAGGCTGCTACTGCTGCTAGACCTACTCACATGAAAATACCAGATAGTGCTATTGACATTGAATGGGTTAAATATAATACTAAAACAGCAGCAGATACATTTGATAAATATATAGATATAAAATATAAAACTCCTAAAGAATTTGTAGATTTAATAGCAGTAAGAAAAAGCGATGATGCAACTGTAGATGTTGTTGTAGATACTACTGGAGTTTCTCTAAATATTAATAATGATGCTGCTGCTACTTTTTATACATCATTTGATGATGAGTATTTAATCTTTGATTCTTATGATTCAGCTATAGATACTACTAATATGCAACAAAGTAAATCACAATGTTTTGGTAAAGTACAGCCTACATGGTCTGCTACTAATACTTTTACTCCTGATTTACCATCACAAGCATTTAGCTATCTTTTAGCTGATGCAAAGACTGCAAGTTTTGTAATATTAAAACAAAGTGATAATCCAATTGCAGCAGCACAATCTCAGATTCAAAGAAGAAGGATGTCTCAAGAGGCATTCAGAGTAAGTAATGGAATTGACTTCGCAGGTTTTGGAAGAAAGGGGAAAAAATACTAATGTTAATGTACACAACAGCAGCAGGAAAAGAACTTCACTTGGGCGTAGATCCTAAATCGCCTTTACTAGCTTTTAAATGGAATAGTGGTGGAGAGATTCCCCAAGAATTACAGGGATTATTTACGGCAGAAGATATGGCTAAGAAAGCATTTAATATGTGGAGAGCTAAAAAAGAAGCAGTAAAAGGATTGGAAATAGATAAGTAGTCATGGCAAAGGCTAGTTCAGAGAAACAACATAATAACTTTGTCAGAGGGTTAATTACTGAAGCGACTGCTTTAACCTTTCCAGAAAGTGCCTCTGTAGATGAAGACAACTTTGTCCTAGAACGGACGGGTAAGCGTTTGCGTAGATTAGGAGTAGACTATGAAACTAACTATGTAAAGAAAGCTACGGGACTTACTGAAACTGTATTGGCGGGATCAAAACAAAGCCTCCACCGTTGGAATAGTCCTGATGGTGATACATCTAAAATGGTAGGTATTATACGATCTTTTAATAAACTTTGGTTTATTAATTTATTAAATGTATCTCCTACTACTGAATATCTTAATAGTGGTAATGCTTTAACAATAACAGGGCTTGCTAATTCAGATATACAGGTTACAACTATTAATAATAATGTTGTACTAGTTTCTGCTGATATAGATGATCCTATATTACTAACTTATAATAGTGTAACAGATGTAGTGTCCCAAACCTCCCTTACTCTACAGATTAGAGATACATGGGGGATAGACGATGGGTTAGCTTTTGATGAGAGACCTACGACCCTTTCGGATGAACATTTCTATAATTTAAGAAATCAAGGATGGTCTCCAAAGATTGTATCTACTTGTGGTTCAGATGCAATCAATTGTACATTTACAACTCTCGCTGAGTACCCTAGTAATGCAGATGTATGGACTCTAGGTAAAGAGGCAGACACTACAGATTCCGCTACATTTGAAAAATATAATCCAACATTTATGGATAGGGCTTCCACGGATAATGCTCCTGCCCCTAAAGGTAGATTTGTTATTGATGCTTTACATAGAGGAGCTTCTAGAGTAACTGAGAGTGGCATTGCAGCACTACCTACAGATAAAGAGAATGGCAATATAACAACAGTTGCTACCTATGCGGGTAGAGTATTCTATTCAGGTGTAACCTCTTCAATCACTACTGGAGATTCAGAGTCCCCATACTACTCAGGATTTATATTCTTTACCCAAGTGGCATCGGCTACTAGTGCTTTAGCTAAGTGTTATACTGCTGCTGATCCAACCTCAGAAGATATTAATGATGTAATTGATACTGATGGTGGGACTATTCAAATTCCAGACATTTCTAAAGTAGTTAAACTAATTTCTACCAAAGGTTCTCTATTAGTATTTGCAGAGAATGGTGTGTGGGAAATATTTGGTGATACAGGTGGATTTAAAGCTACCTCATTCCAAGTATCTAAAATATCTTCTATCGGTACAGAGAGTCCTAGAAGTATTGTGGAAGTAAATGGATCAGTAGCTTACTGGTCAAGATCAGGAGTCTTTTTATTATCACAAGAAAGTACTACTGGTAGGTATCAATCTGAATCAATATCCTTAACTACTGTACAAAGTTTTTATAATAATATATCTAATGTAGCAATACAAAATGCAATAGGGATGTATGAAGAACAAGAAAATAGGATTAGATGGTTATATAATGATACAGAAGATTATGCTACTGATAATTACATAAATAAATATAATAGAGAACTTGTACTTGATTTAACATTAAAAGCTTTCTATCCTAATACAATTAGTCCACTGGCAAGTGGAAGTCCTTTTATAACAGATTATATTGTCTTGCCTAGATTTACGGCTACTGATAGTACTGAAGATGTTATTGTAGGAACAGATGTAGTACTAGCTGCTACTGTAGGAGTCACTGTAACAACATCTCTTAGATCAAACCGAAGAACTACTTATGCTTTTCTAGTATCAGCAGGTACAGACATTACAATAGGAAGATATAGTAATACTTCCTTCCTAGATTGGTATACAGAAAATACTGCGGGAGTAGATTATTCTAGTTATCTTATAACAGGATATGATATATTTGGTGATTTAATGAGGAAGAAATATATCCCTTATCTATTCATGTACTTTGATAGAACAGAAGATGGTTTTACTGAAGTAGGTTTGGCTTTAATGCCTGACAATCCATCAGGTTGTTTGGTACAAGCACAATGGGATTGGGCAGATAGTATCAATAGTGGTAAGTGGGGTACAGCTTTCCAAACATACAGATATAAGAGAAATTACATTCCTACAGGTGCATCAGATACATTTGATTATGGTAAGAATGTAATTGTAACGAAAAGTAAATTAAGAGGAAATGGTAAAGCACTCTCATTGCGAATTGAGTCTGAGACAGGAAAAGATATGAAGCTACTAGGTTGGGCTGTACTAATGGAAGCACCTGCAAGACCTTAATGTTTTCACTGGAACGTAGAGAAGGGCCACAGCTTCATCTACCAATATTCCTCGATATGAAGAAGGGGGATTTAGTTATAGGACAAATTTTAGCTGTCCCTATTTCTCTTAATTCATATCAAGTACATCTAACGGATGTAATGAAGATGGAAAGAGGATATACTTCTCAATTTGCTAGACAAGCAATCTTAAAAGGATTTAGAGACATACCAGAGTTACATCATATTTATGCATTACTACCTAAACATAATAGGTTAGCAATAAAGGTAGCGAAGGATTGTGGAATGAGTTATGAGGGAATCTTAAAGAAAAGTTTCCTGTATGGTGGGAAGATGGAAGATTCATTAATATATAGTATTACGAGGGAGGACATATAAAATGTCAGCAATAACATCAATAGTAAGTGGATTTACAGGAGCAAGTGCTGCTAAGAAGCAAGCTAAACAGTTACGCATTAAAGAAGCTGCCGAAAGAGAAGCTAATCGCGTAGACAAAAAGAAGAATGCTCTTAAAGTTCAAAGAGAAAAGGTTTCGTCTTTACGAGAGGCTAGAATTAAACGGGCGCAAATCGTACAAAGTTCTGTTAATGCAGGGGCTATGTATAGTGGAACATCCTCTGCTACAGGTGCTACTGGCAGTATTACCTCTCAGTATGGACAGAACACAGGTATGCTTAATCAATTTGAAGGATTTGGTGATCGCCTATCGGTATTGAGTCAACAATCAGCAGATGCCTTGTCTAAATATAATCGCATTGGTGCTAAACAAGCTGCATTCGCAGGTATGATGAAAGGTATTGGTGGAATAGGAGATGCAGCCATGTCATTTGCAGGTGGCTTTGCAGGAGCAGGAGCAGCAGCAGCAGGAGGTGGAGGACTATCTGCGGGAGCAATGGCAGGTGGGGCAGGAGCGGTTAATCATTTCTCAAGTTCAGCACCGTCTGTCTGGAAATAATATATGGTAACTAAAGAAGAAATAGTTCCTAGTACTGAAGAACCTATTCCAGTAGAGGATGCTACATTTGACGATCAAGGTCTTGCTCCTGAAGAGTTTCCAGAGGCAGGCCCAGATCCATTTGTAGCTGCTGAAGAGGATATTATTCAAGAAGATGTAGGTACTTTAGGTATTGATCCAGAGTTTAAGATCCCTTTAGAGGACACTGGTGAGGAACATGAGGATGGTCTTATGAGACTTCCTGCTCCATCACCACCACCCCCAACTGCTCAAAGTCAACAGCAAGCAAAAGAAACATCTTACTATGCAACACAAGAACTTGGGCTAGAGGGGCAAGATGCAGAAACACGTTTTGCAGAATCAAAAGATCAATTAATAACAGAAGGAAGAAGTGCTTTAGAGGAAGAAGCAAAAGCTGCTGCAAAGGAATCAGATAGAGAATCTGATAGTCTAGCAGTAGATAGTATTATATCTGACTCTTCTCTAAGTTCTGATTTTAGAAAGACAGTCTTAACTACTTATCTTCAGTCAGGATTACTTCCATTATCTTTGAAAGAAAGATATATAAATAGACAAACTGTTCCTGAACCAAAAGCCCTTATTACTACTGTTGCTAATCAAGATAGCATTCTAGCAAGAATAGATATAAGAAAGAACAATCAACATGGAAGGGTTCGTCAAGAACAAATAAATAGTGTACCTCAAGGTTACTGGGATAGTTTTGCGGGTGGTTGGAGTTTTACAGTAGACAGGATTTCTGAGACTACTGGTATTGGTGAGACAACTCCAGAAGAAATTAGAAGGGGTCTAGAGGAACAAAGACGGGTTGCAAACCTAGGAACTGGGCATGCAGTAGTACAGGGGCTAGGTGAAATTGGCCCACCATTAGTTGCTGCAGTAGGGGCTGGGCTTGCTGCTCCTGTAGCAGGTGCTAGTGCTTTAACCACGGCAGGAGTAGTCTTCTTAGCAGGTGGCACAACGCAGGCGTTATCTCATTACTCTCAGCTAAGTGCAGAGGGTGTTGATGAAGAAACAAGAATGATAGCAGCCTTACAAGAGGGCTTATTTTTTGGGGTAGAAACCTCATTACCCTTCTTAAAGGCAGCTAATTTCGTTAAAAGTATTATTCTAAATGGTGGTGCTACCATTACATTTAGTCAATTATCTGTAGCTGCACAGAATAGAATATTAGAAGGTTATCCAGAACTTCAACGAGAACAAGGTAATATAGGCGATATGACTGTAGAAGGCCTTATGGGTGGCTTTATGGGTGCAGTATTTAGTGGCAGGGGACTCAAGAAGGTATCTAAACCATCTCGTACAGAGTTGGATGAGGATGTTGGAGTACCTGCATCAAGTGTTGCTGACTCTGATAAAGTAGCTAATCCAGATAAGGCTGCAAAAGAAAGTGCAGAAGTAATCGGAAAGGAGGATGGGGCTACTGCCGATGTTAAGTATGGTGGTAATGGGGTAAGTGGTGTAGCCCATGATTGGGTAAATCCAAAAACATATAAGATGGTGGTAGGTGATGAAACACCTATGAATCCTGACACAGCTACCGAGTTGAATGAATGGATTTCAAGGGCAGATTCAGAACTTAACAACTTATTTGAAGAAACTCGCTTTGATCCTAATCTTCAGGATGCCGATGTACGACTAAGAGATATACAAACCATTCATAAGATACACCAAGATAATGGTGGGCCTAAATATAATCAACCTAATAGTCAAGTAAGTATTACTCATACAACCTCAGAAGGACAAGATATATTTACGCCACGAAGTGGTGGAGTGTATAAGACTGAGTTGGGGGCTAGGCGTGAGATGAATAAACTAATAAAATCTATCGAAGCGGTCAACCCAAACAAAGCTATATATGGTATTCTGGAGAAAGATGGGGGATATGTTATTGCCCATAACTGGAAGTTTGACTATGGTGCATTAAATGTAGGTACCCTAGGTGTACAACCAATAAGGATATTGGGTAAGGATGTAACGGCTCTATCTAGAAGCAAGATAGGTAACTTTTTATTCGCTACAGGTAGGCATTTAGGAATGGAAGGGCCTGCATTTCGTGCTATTGAGAGACAAGCTAGAATAGCTAATACCTTTGATAGACAATTAAATAGTGCTATACGAGAACTTAAAAATAAGGAAGAGTTCAATACCCTCATTAATGATGCAGAAGAGTTGGGTAAGGATCACTTCACAATAAGAGAACTAGAGATACAATTCCCTAACCTAAAAAGGGCAGAGGTAGAAAATCTAGCAGTTACATGGGCTAAATGGCGTAGAGTTATTGATTATCAATATAACTTTGTAGCTAGACAAGATAGACAACACAAGTATGATAAAGGCTATAGAGGTGTTTATAAAGCGGGTAAGGGCAAGCCAATAGGGATGGCCTCAGATAGAATAGATCCTGCGGAATTAGCGAAGATGGGGCGCGATGCTAATTCTTATGTGTGGGACTTTGACTTAGGTCGAAAAGTTAAGTATGACAAGAAGCTGTTTGAGAAGAATGGAAATACTGTCGTTAAGATGTTTGAAACTATGGGAGGTAAAGGTGAGTCATTTGAATATGGTATTCTTAGTAGTAATGTTAAGTTGCATCATCTTCCTGACATTACTCTGCCTAAAATAGAAGGTTATTCTCCTAGAGTAACTAAAGAGAATTTCTTCATTGATATGCACCCAAAAGAATCCCGTATCAATGGTATAAAAGAGACAGATCCAAATGTTTTATACGATAAACTGAAGACAACTCATGGTGCTACTAGGACTAGGGCAGAGGGCAATCAGATGAAAGCCCAACTCGAACTAGATAATCCTGATATGATAATTACAGTTCGTAGAGAGAGAATGAATAAAGCAGAGCAGATTGCAGAAGCCATGAAGGTTCAGGGATCAATGCTTAGAGAAGCTAGGCGTAGAGGAGAAAGATTACAGAGTATGGATGGCCCTGCGAGAATAGAGGATCGCCTTGTATCGCTTCAAAGATCTATAGATAACCTTGCCACTACAGAAGCATTTACTCAATGGGATATGGCTGTACAAAAGAGTTTCTTAGATAGATATTCAGAATTCGTAGAAGGCGGTTTGTTCCCTTCTGAAATAAGTCAAATATCTATAAAAGGTATTCCTGATAAAGCAAACGAGATTAAGTTTCAAGAGGCTCTACGAAACTTTGAATACTATTCCATGATGAAGCAGATGAAGACCTACGGAGATTTCCAATGGGAAGCACAATTTCATGCATTTGCAGATCTATTAGAAGACTTTACTGTTAAATGGAATAGAACTAGCGGTGTACTTCCAAAGATTTCAAAAGATATGGCTAGGGATTTACCCGATGCCTTCCGTAAGATTGGCGATCAGGGTAACTTACTTACTAAGTTTCCTAAACAACTTGGCTCTGCCCTTTACATTCACTTGAATGTACCTCGGCAATGGGTTATACAGCCTGCCCAAGTAAGGGAAATGTGGGTAGTGAACCCTGCTACTGCGGGTAATAGCTTTAGAAATGCACAAGCAATGCGTTTTATGATCTCCACAATGGATGACTTCCAGAATGTAAACATGAAGGTAGTTAGAGTATTAGCAGATAAGAAGTTATCTGGATTATCTGAGAAACAATTACTCGAAGATTTTAAAGCCATTAAGCGTTCTGGATTACTAGATTCATTGGATAGAAATGAACTGGTTCGGGATGTATTCAACGATTCTCAAGCCATGCTTATGGAATCTGGGTGGCAGAAGGCAGGCAGAAGGGGACAGAATACCTTCACTAAGCCTATAGGGTTAGCAAGAAAGGCAGGATTTGATGTTGGTGAAATGCATAATAGACTTGGTATGTGGTATCAAGCTAGATCTTTATGGCAGAAACAGAATCCTAATAAAGATTGGAGAACACTAAAGAATCAAGAAACCATTGCCCTTGAAGGTACTAGATTATCTGGTGGTATGAGTAGAGCAGGAAGCCTTCCTTATCAAAGAGGGGCTGCCTCAGTACTCTTCCAATTCATGGCTATTGGACATAAACTTACATTAAATACATTACAAGATAGTGCTACTATAATGCCTGCTCCATTAAGGGCAAAACTTGCAGCAGCAAGACTTACTACTTATGGTTTCCATGCAGGTTTACCTGCTTCAGCATTGTTGGCATGGTCTTATGATTTATTTAATGGAGAACCATTGTTTGATGATGAGCCAGAACTTCGTAGAATCCTAGAGCATGGGGTAGGTGAATATGCTGTGAATAATCTGATACAGGCAATCTGGGATGAGAAGGGAGAAGGTAAGGCGGTAACTGATCTGTCTTTCTCAGAAGGACTATCTCCTTATTCACCTCATGGGTTGCCTTACATTAGTACAGCAATAGAGTGGTATAAACTCATTGACGGACAAGGTAGTACCAACCCTAGAATGCCTATAACTTCCATCTTAGGTAGTGTGGGTAAAACAGTAAATAACATACAGGCGTTAAGCCATATACAAAAATTAGATGCTCCTGAACATTTAACAAGGGCTGTGCATGAGGTTCTTCAATTAGGATCAATGTATAAGAATATAACCAAGGCAGTAATAATGCATAGTACAGCGAACATACAGAGTTCAAATGGACATGATTTAGGATCAGCTATCTCTGTTTCAGAAGCTTTTTTCAAGGCATGGGGCTTCCGTACTCATAAAGAGATAGATAATTGGGATGGTGTTCTTTCTGTTATGGAATTAAAACAAGTAGAAAAGGATCTAACTGACGGAATCTATAAGCAATGGGTGTTTATAAGTAATATAATTGACACCACAGATGCAGCAGCAAAGACACAGGCTTTGTCTTCTTTGTTCAGTGTTATAGAAGACGGTAAAATACTTGGGCCAGAAGCTAAGTCTAGAATTATGGATGCAGTATTAAGTAAAGATATAGCAGCTTATAAATCAGGAAGGCAATCACTATTGGCTGAGTTATATAAACACAATCACGAGACAGTTAATGGGCCTATGAAAAGGTTGTCTAGAATAGTTCAGGATAGCCAAGATCCAGAAATGAAAGAGTGGTTCAAACTTTGGAAAAATAGGGATGGATTATAATGAGATTTAAGGACAGACAAGAAGAAGCTGCTAATTTTAGAGATACTAAACTAACTAAACCAAATACAAGTGCTGCTGAAAAAAGCCAAGCAGGGGTTGTTAATACTCATGCTTACGGGAAGTTGCAGGGAGATTCCTACGCAGCAATAGGCGAAGGGGTAGCTGCCGGAATTGGTCATGCTAAAGAATTTAAAGATGCATATGATCTTGCTAAAGTAGAACAAGAACACTCAGCTAATATAAATAAATATCTTGATGAGGCTAATGCTGTTAGTGATGCTACCCAAGAAAGAGACATTGCAGTTAATACTGAAGAAAGAATGTGGGATACCTTTTCTAAGGATGAAGCGGAAGGTAAGGGAGCGCAAATTGTTGATACAATTAATATTGCTTCCGCTAATACCGCTAAAGAAATAACAAAACTAGCTGCTGCAAAGAAACAAGGACGTATGTCCTCTGCTGAGTTTGTAGCTAATAGTACAAGGATTACTAGAGAAGCCATAGCTAGACACCCTACATTGGCAGATGAAATCCTTGGTAGTACAAAAAGGCTATGGGAAATAGCAGGTGTAAGAACTCAAATGGATCTAGATAAGGTAGCAAAGACTGCTGCAATAAACGCAGCCGTCAAGAAAGAAGATCGTATCATTGCTGCATACCAAAAGGCAGGAGGCGGAAATCCCCCTCTAGACTCTGAGGGCAATTATGAAATAGAATACATGACAGATTGGTTAGCTTCCTATGACAAGGAACAAGCAGGAATAGCCGAGTTTGATCGCGTTGTAAAAAATGAGGCGATGTCTGTCTATCAGCAAGCCCGTGTCTTGCTTAAAAAGAACTCAGAAGGTAAATCACCTCTAACAATCAAGAGAGATCAAATAGAAAAGAACTTCTTGAAGGTAAGTGGAGACTCATTAAGGCTTGCCGAGGGAGATGCAGCAGCCCTAGCGAGAACTATAAAAGGAATAAGACTAGAAGCTGAAGATATTAAGAAGGGATATGATGACGCAACCCGTCCATTATATTCAGACCCAGAAATTAAATATCTAGCCGATAATGCAACCGCTAGGATAGATGCCTACATGGAGATATTCGATAAACAACTAGAGAAGAAGGGTGTTACCGAATCTCTAAATGCATGGAACAAAGCAAAAGAGTTTAGTACTGATAGGTTTATGGAAGGTATTACACACATGCCTGCTGCACAATTCAAAGCCCTAATGAAGGTCTGGGCATTTTTCCCAAAAGGAGAATTGATACACAGATTCCCTGACTTAGCAGGAAAATTACCACTCCTAATGGAAAAACTTGTTAGTCCTAATACAAAGGTTTCGGGAAGTATCACCGTTATGAGTGAAGGAGAACAAGTAGGACTAGATACAACCGTTTACTCCTCAGTTCAATCTCAAAGAGTTACTCCTTCTCCAGAAGGTAAACTGGCTGTTAATAATGGTGTACTTGCTCAAATCAAGTCCATAACAGATAAAGCAACTGATCTAGAAAAGTTTGAACAATCAGATATGGCTGTAGCAAAATGGATGGATCCTAAAATGACGGGAGTCCATGAGGATCTAACTCCTGAGAATTTAGCAACAGTTAACAAGGCAATGAATACAAGGCTAGATATAATCAATAAGAATATGATAAGGGAAGTTGCTGAAGCAAGGAAGTTGGGACACAAGGTAGAGGTAACTTATGACAATGGTGAATTAGCTTTCTCAGGTCATCCAGCAACTACTCAACGTCTAACAACTCTCATAGCTAAAAGGGTTAGGGATACTCGCAGGGCTACTGCTATGATGAATGGTTGGGGTGCTAATGATCCTAAAGCCGTTGCTTTCATAACTGCAAATATGCCAAACATAAAGCAAGAATTGGAATTTTCATCTGAGATGGGGAAAGGAAGGGCTGACGTACATAAGGGGCGTTATAATACCGAAGCTAGTAGTAAAGAGGTAGAGAGAAGGCAAAAAGAAAAGGCAAAGCTAAAAACCTTGGAAGGCACAGAACTTGCTGAAGAACAGAAAAACTATTATAACTAAAGGAAAATAATAATAATAATGGAACACGCAAATCATGCCGAGTGGCTTTTTGAATTATTAGTAGCAGCAGCAGGACTATTAGTGGCAGTAGGGTTATGGTTCGGTAGATTCTTATTAGTAAAGATTACAGAGTGTAGGGCGCAAGGTAGAATTACTTGTGATAAACTTGCTATATTAGAGTTGAAAATTGCAGAAGAATATGTTAGCGCACTCACCTTTAAAGAAGCTATTAACTCCTTTAAAAGTGAAGCACTCCAACATCATAAAGAAATACAAGATCGCTTTGCTAAACTAGAAAGCTATATGATGAAACGTAGGGGTGGGGATTAAGTTACATTCCTTTTTATAACCATAACTTGTTTCCCTGTCTTCTGAGAATATTTAATACCATGCTCAGTCCCCTTGGAAACCCCGTCCCATATTGCTAACACTCGATCCGCGTTGTCAATGATTTGTTTATTACGGATAAAGAAATGTCTAGCAGAGTAATTAGAAGCCCTGTCTAGCTTAAAGTATGGGATAAACTCTACGTGATCCATACTCCATTTACTAGCATAAGACTTAGCGAACCCATCTATACCCTCTGCACCACCTGAAACAATGGTAATGGGAACACCCTCAACTGAGTGTTTTGTAACAAAAGTATGTATTGCTTCCCACACCATTTGTTCTTCTTTAACTGACCGACTGCCTATTATTGCAAGTTTCATATCAATGTACCCTCTTATCTAGTTCAACTTCAAATACTGAATCCTCATCTAACTCCTGTACTACTATCTGAAAATACAGATTAGGTACATCAGGATATTCTATCTTTAGTATTACTCCTTCTTCCAAATTAGCATCATCTAGATCTCTTAACTGGGCTGCTAGAAGCATCAGTTGTTTCTTTAATTCTAGATTGAAGTTCGTCTCTTGCTCTAATTCCATCATCTCTTATCTCCTGTAGAGTTCGCCCACAACTAACACACGCATTCCCTTCCTCATTCAGAAGGCATTCAAGGATACATTTAGTGTCTATTTTAGATCTCACAAGCCCCTGCCACGCAAGCAAGGGTTTGTGATGCTTCTGTATTATCCTTATCCTCAATCATGGCACTCCAATCAATCTCTGTAGGCATTTTAGAAAGCATTTCCTCATATTGCTCTTCTGTAATGTCCTCGTAAGGTGCTTGTTGATATACGTGGTCAGAGTGGGGCAAAAAGCTTATTCCTGAGATGCGATCAAAATTCTTCCAGACCCATGCACCTACCTCTACCCATTCATGTTCCTTCACGTACACAGTACAACTAGGCTTATGTTCGCACCAATCATCTTGATACATCAACCATAACTCCATCTGTTCTATTGCTGTTTGAGTACCCCTACACACTGCCCCTACGGGTGCTTTCATGGGAAAACTAGCTACCATTGTCGTTTCCTTCTTGGCTTCATAATCAACTAGAGGAAATCCATTGTCTAATAAGAATTGACATACTGGATCTTTCTTATCTAATTGAATACGGCGTATGTAGTAAGGGGCAAACCTAGCATGAATCCCACTAGCAGAGTTACACAACTGAGAAACAGTCCCAGAAGGCTTAACGCAAGTAATAGCAGTAGACACAGGTATGTTAAGTCTCTCAGCCCATTTAATATTAACCTTCCTAGCATGATCTCTTAACTCCTGTAGTAATGTAGGTAGTCCCCGTACCAATTCCCTATGTTGTAGCACCGCATCTTTAGCCCCATTCAGTAATGGGCTATCCATAATACCTGTCAGGCTAACTCCTAGCAGCCTTTCTTCGTCTGTGTTCTTCTTCCATTCTTCGGATAAGAACTTGAAATCCGTAAGGGTTGATTGATATGTTCCAAGTATTGTTGCCAGTTCAATCTTCTTCTTGAGTTCATTATATGTATCTGATTGTCTAACAACAACCTCTGTAAGGTTGCAGAATTGTTTATCTCGTAGTATAATTTCTGAGCATGGATTGCATCCGTAATCAAGATCAGCACTACGTCTTCCCCAACGAGAGGCTTGATTTTGTGCAGCAATGCGGTTAAAGATCCCCCTCTCCCCAGACCCCGACTTAACGAGACTGAGCCATTCTTCCAAAAAAGTTTTAGCATCGGGCTGCTCCGTATAACATACTGAATTATTAGCTAACATCCTATGTGGATTTCCGCCGTCTTGTACTGGTAGATACCATTGACCTGTCTTAGCATCACGCATTCTGTGGTCAGTTAGATTAGATAAGCCAATCAATGCACTTCGCCTCACACCACCAACAACAACAATGTCACCAATCATACATATAATATCATGTACTTCTAGACTATTCAGCTTACGTCCTTTAGCCCCCTTAAATGTTTCTGTTACAAATGTAAATAGATTCTGTAATGGTAGAGGCCCAGAAGCACGACCACCAAATGTTTTAAGCCTTGCTCCCGCAGGTCTGATCTTAGAGTAATCAACATTAGGAATATCACCTTCCCATAGCGAACTCATCAACTTTCTAAAGGCTACCGCCCAACCCTTCTTACTATCTGCCACTACAATTACATCATCCGACCATGACAATTCTCTAGGCACAGGAGGTAACAGATCTATTTTCTTGCGCTCATTAGAGAACCCAATACCAGTTCCGTTCATTAGTATGTATAAGATTTCACTAAACACCCGTTTACTGGATATAGAGGTGTAGGCACAGTTAAATGCTGCTATATTATCCCTCTCACAAGCCTCTCCTGCCGTCATAAGGAGTCTCATGGAGGGTACTATCTCCTGATTTACTAGAGCCTTGTGTAGCTCCTTATACTTGCCGTCAAGGTCTACTTTTATAGACATATAGTCCATAAACCTAGTGATAGTCTCTTCCCATGACTCTCTACGTTTCTTTTCTTCTAAATACCTAGCATATTTTGTTACGTGGATTATCTGCTCATAAGTTCCCATCTTGTTCGCTTTTTTCATATTATCCTTAAATTTTATTTTTTATCTGTAGCTACCCATTCCAATACTGTTAGTAGTCCACCTATAGCCACTATTACTATAGCTAGACTAACAATGAGAACCTGCGTAGTTATTAATATATCTCCGATACTACCCATCATAGTCATTATTTCTCCTCAGTCTCAATCAACTTCTTCAGGTAATGATCTGCCTTGTATAAATCTTCAACACCACCCTTGTTTTTATAACGACAAATATACTTAATTATATTTCCCTCTAGGAATGCTAAGTTGTTTGCTATTATAAAATCCCAAGGCTGTATCTCAGTTAAGTAATGATCTCCCCCCACTTGATGTTGGTCAGCAAGAAGCCAATTTAATTCATCTGCTTCCTTCTCTTTTTTAGTTAACTTACTCATCATCCCACTCCTCATCTTCTAAATCCTTAATAAAATAATCTCCCCTCCTCTCAATTTTTTCAGAGAACTTTTCTACTATATCCTCTGAAGATATTTCTAATATCTCTAAGAGTGAAATCTCATCTAACATCTTCAATCTTGCTTTAATTTCTTCGTGTGTGAGTGGCATAATAGTCTTTACCCTATGTGGTGCATTCCAAAGATTTATAGCAGGAAACCATAAATCTTTCCACCATTTGTTTAAGTCTTTCATCCATTTTATATCCCTTTGTGTGTTATAACAAGCTTTTCTAACTTCTCAGTACCTTGACTCCATTTTCCACAGTCTTGGCATTGATACCTTGCGTACAATCCTGCTAACCTTCTAATAGTACCTCTACGCTGTAAATGATGACCACCACATACAGGACAAGCATTTGTAGGGCTATCTGTGGGGTGATTGGGAATCCAAGGAAGAAGTCTCATATACAATTGCTCCGTTAGGGTAATGTCATGTATATTATACCTCTTCATTTTCTGCATGGCTTTCTTATCACCTGCCATATAAGCCGTCCATAAATCATGCCCTTGATGTTTGAGTTTGTTTCCAATTTCTAAAAAATTACATACATACTCTAACTTATTACTAGGCATTCTAAATCTTCTTCTAACTGTCTTTAGTAAATCAATCTCCTTAAAAGGGGCAGGTGGTGGTAATCCTTGATTAACGAAGTCCTTGTTTAAAATAGGAATATCGAATTTAGAACCGTTATAATGCACCACCGCATCAGCTTCCGTAAGTAATTCGTATATATCTTTTACGAATGCCTTTTCTTTATGATCTCTAAAGAATACTTTCTTCTTACCTAACCACTTGGCAGCCCAACATAACGTGTAACTGGGCTTCACTATCTGATTTAAAGCGACTGACTGATCGTATAAACCCCATGTGTGTGCCAGATTAGGTGCAGTTTCTATATCTAATATTAGGATGTTGATAAGCTTTTCTCCCATTCAACATACGTCTTGGCTAAAATTTCTTGCGCCCTAGCATAGTCTCGTTCTGCCTTCTCAATAAAGGTTATCTCAGCAGGAAACAATCTACATGACCTCGTTGACCAGAACTCCCTCTGCTTTTGTGGTTCTTCTCCCGTACTTCCTTCCCCTACCATCTGTAATTTGTAGGTGGCAGGACGATCTGAGAATGTTATATTGACTACCTTGGAAATCATTTTTTCCTCCTAAGTTTTTCTTTCTGAGTCTTAATCTTATGGCACGATTTACATAACACTTGAAAGTTTTTATCCTCACAAAACATTCTATCTATATAGGTATTCCAATCGACAAACCCTGTCTTGGGATCAACCACTGGCTTCTTATGGTCTACCTGTACTTCCTTCTGTGGGAATGCTTCTTTACATTTATTACATTTATAGTGTTGTGCCATCCTTCCACTAGCTTTATTAATTTGTTTCCCCACCTTGGCTTTGTTTAGGCACATAAACTTAGGTGGATACCTCCTCATACCTCCTCTAATCACGCTAAAAATAAAACTCCTAAATCTTCCCTCTGTCCAACCCTTAACCCTCAATATCTTCTCTTACAGAATAAGTCACTCCTAAATCCCTCCAAATCCAAAAGCAATCAGCGTTTTTATAGAACCTAGCGGTTTCCTCTCTTTCTAGATCAGGTCTATCTTGTATACCTCCAACCCTGTCATCAATATACATATTAAGAACAATCGTTCTGAGTAAGTCTTCATTAGGTACTCTCTCTAACAATTTACTTGCCTTTGCTTCTCCGATACCCCTGATTCCAAATAGATTATCAGCTACGTCACCTATGAGCATTTGTTTATAGAAATGTATAATGCCATCGTAGTAACTAACTTCTCTAAATATTGCAGGGCGAACTATTTTACCCTTACGAACTATATCCCAACTGTAATGCTTTCCTTCTATCATTAGTAGATCTTTGTCTATAGAACATATTACTGTATCTTTTGTCTGGGCGATTCCTAGAGCATCATCCGCTTCATATCCATCAGTTACTTCAGCATTATGCTTGTCAATCATTAGCTGCCTACAGGCTTTTAAGTGTTCAGGAGGAGGAGGTCTTTGTGCTTTATACTCTGGGTTAATTTGCTTGCGGAAGTTATTACCTCCTGAAAGAAATACCCTGTAACTGTCACAATTAACCTCCTCTAATATCCTCCCCAACATCTTCTCGGCTCTATAAGTAGCGAACCTTTCATCTGCCCCATCTGCCGATACTGCGGATATGTAGCATATTAAATCCCCATCTATCAGGGCAGTAGTCATTAGGTCATTTCGCCCATTTCAACTTCATCTGCTGCGGTAGCATCTTCTTCCTTATGGTTCATTACCCATTGAAAGATATTCTCTGCGGTTGCAAATACTTTCTTTTCATTAAGCTTCTCTTTATCACTTAGACAACCAATGGCTGTAGAAAGAGATGACTGAGCGACTATAAGCCGTTGTCGTATTGCCCGTTCTTCTTTCGTCTCGTATGTAGAGACATACGGTTTAGCTGCTGACTTACCTGCTGCTTGTGGGGCTGCTGTATTTACCACTCCTGTGTCCCTCCCTTTAGTGATGCTAGTAGCATTCCAAAAATCACTACCTTCTTTCTTTTCTTTAATCATTGTAAACTCGTCATCCTTAACCAAAGTATTAATTCCTTTGGCTACTTCTGGGGAGTATTTCATTACATTCTCATGGAACTTTTGAGCCTTAATGTCCCCTGTCTTATCATCACTATAAGTAAATCTTACGCCCTTATATGTTTTACCTGCTGCGTTGGTAAATTCCATATCTTTTTTTATCTCTACTACTATCCCTGTACTTATACTTTGTGGCATTTGTTTCTCCTTTAATGTTTTTTACTACCCCTATATTATACCATACTTAAAACTAAATGTACACTATTATTTACAATATCTCCTCCATATCTGTCATGTTATTTCCTCCAAGAACCTCACAACAAAGTGGAAGGTTGAAACGCTTGCCAAATACACGCCCAAAATTATCAGGGAGGTCACTGAACACTGAGTGGCATAAATCACGAACTCTCGCCACTTCAGATGATTGTATATCACAAACAATTGAATCATGCACAGTATTGCAAAGAACGCCTTTAATATCTCCAATATCCTTCCACCTTTTAAAAAATGATACTCGTGCTACTGCCATAACATCTGCACCTAACCCTTGTACTGGATAATTCTTTATAGCACGTTCTGGCACTTCCAGTTCGTTGGTTATCTTGTTTCTAGTTAATGGGAAGTGATAAACCCTACCTGTTGGCATAACTAGCTTACCCTCCCTTGATGCTTTAACAACAATGGTGTTGTGCCACTTAGCAAAGCCTTTGTACTTAGAATAATAGTCATCAATCTTATCCTGCCAAAACTGCCCCTTAGAACTAATCCAAGAGAATGCAGGATCATTGGCATAACCCCAAGCACCACCACCATACATCAATCTGAATACAAATATCTTAGCAACCAATCGACCATCCTTACCCTCTGGTAGTCCTAACATCTTCTGGTTGCGACTGTGAATATCAACCCCATCAATGAGTTCCTTCATTAGAACCTCATCTTGTGATAGGTATGCTCCACAGACTATCTCTAATCCCTTCGCATCTAATTGTATTATCATAAGTATCTACTCTCACAATATCGTTTAGTGGATGAATCTGCATTCTGTCCATTTGGTTGACTAGAACTAAGCCTACCTGTAACCGCCACACATTGATTTAACTGGGGATGTAGTGTATCTTTTTTTAGATTCAGTTTATGAATAAAGTCACTCCACCCAAGTAAATATGTACCGCGTAATTTCTCCAACTTGTTATACTCTTGGAACAATGTGATGAACTGTCTAGCCTTCTTCTTTGCCTTAACTTTCTTGAGAGTCTTCTCATCAACCTTCCAATACTTCCTCGGCTTAGTTAGAACACCCTTCTCTACGAATGCCATCTCCTTCTGGCTAACCTTCTCGTGTGACTCCGTATTCTTTAGCGGTGTTACCATACCCTCACAATCGTATGTATTATAAATTACCTTGTATCTTGTTTGAC